TGGTTCAAACTCTTCTTTCTTACTACTATTACCCCAGTTTGCAGCACCGACTTTACGACACTTAACTAATGCACCTGATGCATAAGCACTTGGCCAAACTGAATATCTTGATTTGACCTTATAGTAGCAAGCATCTTTTGTACCACTACCTTTACCTTTTTTATCCTTAACTTCGTTAAGTTCGATTTCTTCTTTCATTTTCTTTTTAGGTTTGTCAGTTGCAACATAAGTTGGTTTCGCAGCACCAGTTTTTTGTTGTTGACCAGGATCTGCTTTCTTTTTGCGACGTGCAGCAGATAATCTTTCTGCCTTTGTCATGCTTGCTCTCTTTGCAGAAGAGACGCATTTAGGTGTACCCTCACCAGGTTCATCACTTGCACAGGTTCCACCAGTAACTACGTTAACCCAACCACCTTTTCCGTCTTTGGATTTGGAACCTTTAAACCACTTGTGTAAAGAACCTTCATTCATATCTTTTGGTTTTTTACCTTTCTTCTTCATATTTATGGCAATCGCAGCTTGTTGAGCAGGACTAACTGCTTCATTCATCTTTTTAGTTTTCTTTTTCATCGAGTTGATGTACTTTCGATAGATCGCTGCTTCAGAGGTTTTACCCATTTCTCTTGCCCTTTGCTCCATAGCAACTGCCGCTTGAATTTTATGAGCATGTGATCTTGATGAATTACGTATCTTTGAGACAGATGCTTTAGCAGTAGCTTCGTCCTTAAAACCGAGTCCGTGAATAGTTCCTTTAGGATTTTCATCTGTATATAAGTCTGAATGTTTCTTTGAGTTTGCTGGTTGTCCCTTCTTTCTTGGAATACGTGGATTTGATTCTTCGTTTACTGCCTTTTCTAAATCATCTGCCTGTTTTGCGTGTGTCTTCGAACCTTTTCTGAGTTTCTTAACCAAGTCTTTTACAAATGGTTTATCATCCTGATTTAATTCTTCACCAACTGCAGCATACTTTTTCTTATCTGCATCCATCTCTCTTCTCTTAAGATATTGACTTATCTTTGTTCTCTTGCTTCTTGGACCTGGTTTTGTCTTATCAATTAAACGTGCCATTTTTAAGGCAGGACCTACGTTTGGATTACCATATCCCTCTATAACTTCTCCCTCTAAGTTATTTGATGCCATGATTTCAGAACCAGCACCAGATCTTACTGCCTGAATCTTTTTCATTAAGACCTGTTTCTTTATTTGATTCGCTCTTCTTTGTTTTGCATCAATTTGTTTTTGATCTTTATCGTTTCCTTGATCATTGTACATTTCTTCCACCTTTTTTTTCTCAGGGAGACCCTTATGTTTTGTAGATGCAAACTTTTTCACATCACTCTTTTTCATATCTGCTGCTGCCTTTGCAGTTTCGGGAGTTGTTGGAGCTTGTTCTCCTTTTTGTATGGCACGAACAATTCCAAAAAACTTTTGTTGTTTCTTAGATAATGCTGGCATTATTTTTTACCTACTTTCATAATTGCTTTGCCATACTTTTTCATGACAATCTCAGCGGCAGAAGGTCCTGTGTTTACCTTCTGTGTCTTTTTCATTTCTTCACTTGGTGGATATGAAGTTCCATCCTTCTTATCCTTCGCAGGTTTTACCCTTCCCATATCTCTGGCAACATCATATCCTTCTTCACCTAAGTTAGACTTTTTTTTTACTATTGAACCGAGTGCTTCAAGTGATGATTGTACAAATGGATTAACGTCTTCCTTTTTTACACCCATTTTTCCACCAGGTACTTTTTCACCTAAACCTTTTTCAATATTTTTTTCTACTTTTTTTACTGCCTCTGGATGTGACTTACTCATATCCATTGTTCCTTTATAACCCTCAACCATCTTACCCTTTAGTTTATGAGACATATTCAATCCCTTTGCTCTCATCTTATTTTTCACTAAGTTAACCATAGTAGGTATTGATCTTGGATCTTCTGTTTTCTTCATATCCTTCATTGCATCAACATCTTCATCCTTCTTATCCTTTTTCATCTCCATACCTTCACCTAATTTAGGATTCACAACAACTTTGTTCTTACCTTTCATAACATCTAACTTTTTCTCGTTCGCGTCAACTTTGTCAGTCTCTGCAACTTCACCGATAAATTCTTCCTTTGCCATTGCTTTACCGATTGCCTTACGACGATTCATGAGATAAGAATCTGTCTTATCCTTCTTACCATCGTTATTGATATCACCATCTTCTTTTCCAACTGGGTCTAATCCTTTACCAGACTTAACCTTTGAAGTTTGCTCTCCCTTTTTCTTCTCCCCTTCATATGGAGTTCCGTATCCTGTCATTTCAACGGATGAGATGTTTGGATTCTTTCTCAACTCAGAAATCTTCGCACGATCTGCCATTCTTGTATATGACTTACCAGTTTTTTTATCAGTAACTCTTATCTTATACTTACCACCCTTCATATCTTCTTCGGATAATTCATCTTCATGAGGAATTGTATTTCCATCTTTATCTTTCTGATGATGCTCTGAGAATATTCTACTCACTAACTTTGAAATATCTTTATCCACATCTACAAAATCATACTCCTCACCAATGAGCATTTTCTTTGCCATTTGCTTCACAGGACCTGGTGCAGGTGATGTACCAAGTTGCTTCATATAGGCACTCTTCAAAGATGCAGGATCAGTTTTCTGTCCTTCCTTGAATTTAGACTTGACTTTATAACGTACGTCATATGCCAATTGTCTCGCTTGCTTTCTGATTTTATCAACAGCACCACCTGATGGTTGGGGAGCCATAGCAGGAGTCGCTTCAACTATATTGTTACTCATTTGAAAATCTGAAATCTACTTTTTTCTATATTTATTTATGAATTGTTTTCCGTAACTACTTCCAGGCACCATTGATTGTACATACTTAAGATGTTTATCAGTTCCAATCAGTCTATCGTCAGGTGGTACACCTTGTTTATGAGTGCCATTTACAACTGCTTCTGATACATCTTTGATCCAAGATTTAAACATCAAATTATCTTCTGTGACACAAATCAAATAGTTTGTTCCTCGTCTTATAATTCTTCCTATTAGACCACTATTTAAATTCTCAACGACCTGTCCGACATTAAATATTTTTTCTGTAATATAATTCTCACGAAGATTCTTCCAATCAAACTTCGGTGCGATCTCCCAAAGATTCCAACCCTCTTTGATATTCATTCCTTTGCGAATCATATTATATAAATTTTTGACTTCTTTTTCTTTCATTGAAGAGGGTACACCTTTCTTAAATGATTCAAAATCTCCCTCTGCCGCTGCCTTTCTTTGCTTTGATGCTGACATTCCTTCAACATTATCAGAGTCTGGATCACGATCACCTGCTGATGTTACTTCAATACTATCAAAATCATACAGTTTTTTATTGTAATTATTAGTTAATTTTTCAAATTCAGATACACGATCACTTCCTCCAACAATTCTCACACCAGCATATCCATCAGTATGTGCCTTCTTCAAGACATCGAATATTGTACGATTACCTTCATCATCAACTATTTTACTACTATGTTTTGGAAACATCTGTTTCATCACAGATACTTTTGTCTTTGTATCAAGTGGATTTTTCTTTGGATCATTTGATCTTGATGGCACAATGATATAGTCATCCTCATCAGATGAAGATGCAACTGTATCTAATAACTTCTGATGCCCTGTTGTTGGTGGATTAAATCTACCAAACGCAACTGTCAACACACCTTTTGTTTTTTCTACCTTTGGAGGTTCAAGTGTAACAGTAGGTTCATTAGTTGCAGCAACTGGTTGTGAATATTTCTTTTCTTTATCTGATTGTACAGGATCTTGTTGACCTATCTTCTGTCTCTTATTATAAAACTTAAGTTGTCCTTTCTCAGTTTTTGCTACAAATTCACCTTTATTATCGTACCATCCTCCGTGTCCATCACTCTTCAAACCCATACGGGTGGCTTGTTGGACTGCTTGAGATTCTGATAAAAATTGAAAAAAGGTTTTCATCTGCAAAGTTTCATTGTTACTGTTCGCTCGTTCGCAATGAGATAATTTATAAGTTTTTGTCGCATTTGTATATATTTATCTGATTTCCTTTTAAGTTTTTTATTTTTAATCAATCTTTCAAATGATTGATATGCATGATATAGGAAATCATTGAATCGTTCTTTTCTGTTTACTGACTTTGATTCGAAGGATTGAATCAGTTCATCGATGTTCATTTTCATTTTAGTATATCTTAGCGTGAGGTGCAAATATTTTTCCGACCTTCATACCTAAGTATAATATTTTTAACCAATAATCAACTCCTAATCTATTTTGTTTTAATGAATCGTAATAAAAATGAAGTTGCATCAACTTTGATTGTGCGATGGCACCATCACCATCTTCATACAACGCACCAATATAATTATCAAAATCTCTAAATGAAACCGATTTATTTTTAAAATGTTTTTTTAATATATTAAACCATGTTTTATAATCACCCCTTTTAAAGTAAGATGATGGTGGATCATAGTACTCATCATCAGTTTTAGGATATTTGGAATTATCATTTGTAAAAGACATGTCACTTCCATTTCTTCTCATCAATCTTATCACCAAGTTAATTGGTGCGTTACCACCTTGAGCAGCTGATTTTGCTTTAACAAGTGTTCCAAATGCAAGGTTATTAAATTTTGATGATGAACCTTTTACGTCAATTTGATATCCATCACCAAATTTTACATAAGTGGAAACTGTTTTTTTGTTTTCATCATGTATTCCATCTATATCAAAAGTAATATCTGACATTTTATATTGTTTCGTTTCAACTTTGGGATCCAAATATGAATCAGCGTCAATATTACGTAATACTAATTCTGCATCATCAGGTTTTTTTATTTTTTTAAGAGATATCCCTATTAATCTTTTATCATGAAGCAATTTAATTAAATATTGATTTAATCTAAAAAGATTAATTCCCTTAGTATTTTCTTTACCTTTAATTATATTATCTAATTCTTTTTTGATTATAGGCATATCATACGCAGCGTAAATGTCTGCAGGGTTCCATTGCTCATATTTTCCTAAGGTTTTTGCTGGTCTATCTGGATTTGATGATCCAAAGGTAACATAGATATTCTTTATATGATCTTCAAAAAATTTGACAAAACTATTATTACCATACTCAAATTCGCTCCATCGAGAGTCTTTATATTTTTCTAAGAATTTCTCTTTTTGTTTAAAATAAGTATATGTCCAATCCTTCAATCTATCCTCATATGCAGGAGTAAAAATTTTTTTTAAACCATTATAAACATAAGTGTTGCTTTCTAAAGCTATATGATTTTTTCCTAAATCTATTCCTTTATACGCAGAATTAGTTTTAAGTGCAACGCTTAGAACAAATGCAGAACCATGTTCTTGAATTGAAGTAGGTGTTCTGGCACCAGATCTCAACACTCTAAAATTAACAACATCTCTCTCTGATTTTGGTGCATTTTTAAAATTTTCAAGTTTAATTCTTTGAGATTTATCCGAAGAAGGAGAAATATCTTTACCATTATATAATTTTTTTAAAGTTTCTTTAATTGAATCTATCTTAGTACCAATATTTTCATTAAAATCAACATATATAACCTCTCCCTTTGGACTATACAACACATCAACGTCTCCACCCTCACTTATACTTTTTCCTATCATTCTTCCATTAGTGATGTTTTGGAATGCCACTCCTAAAGTTTTGCTTTCAAATAATTCTTTAAGGCGTTGCTTCACAGTTTTTCTAAAAGTAGTCTCAGTAAAAGCCATTATTTTACCACCAAATAGAAACAAGATGTCCATAATTTTTTTGATTCACTTACCTCTACACCTTTAAAATCTTCTCCTAATTTTTTACCCATTTGTTTTTGCATCTTCATTCTCATTTCCAATTGAGCCTTTGATACTCCCGCACCAAATCCTTGCGATGCTGCTAAGTTAAATAAATTTTCAACAGTTATGTCTCTCATGAGTTTTTTTGTTATGTCATCGACTGCAACAGCGACTTCACCTGCGTGTGTTTTATTTAGATATGCCTCTTCAGGACTTTTTGCTTTCATTTCAATTGATGCTGAATCCCATACAGTTCCATTAATATGCTTGAATAATTCTTGTGTGTATGGTTCTATTTCTTTTCTAAATTTTTTTGGGTCTTTCTTAAATTCTTGAACATATCCTGCTCGCCCTAACCACTGAGCACCACCTGTTTTATTCCAATACTTTTGTTGTAGTGCAAAAAATTCTTTCTTGTTTCTAATTTTATTTAATGAAAGTATACCTGACCTATCAGTTTCTCTTATCAGATATTGATAATTCTCTGTTCCCATTGAACCATAACGTGCTGCACCACCCGCTTCGATTTCAAGTCTCGCACCACCTGATAGCACAGTTTTAGTTTTAATTATACCTTTGATATATCCCCTTTTAACTGTTCTACCATTTTCTTTATCAACTTGATCTACTGAAAATTTTATCTTTGCATCTTGATTATTTGTAGAAAAGTCTATATCATCATACTTTACAACCTTTACTAAATCAGATGTGAAGTCATTTTCAAATACAACTTTTGCATTCCCAGTTGGTGCTTTCAACGATACTGGATATAATAAACCTTTTTTATATAACAAATAAATTCGATTATTTAACTTCTCCATCATCTTCACAGTATACTCTGGTTGTTTAAGAAGTTGATTATTAAATAATTGTATAAATTTTTTTAGAAATTCTTTTGATTTATTTGTAAATATCCAGACATCTGATGGATTCCATTTATCCTTATCAATCGTACCTCTAAATCCTAACTTTCCTCTAACTTTTACTGACAATTGATTATAAGCGAGATATGGATCATAATCTTTTGGAATCATGTCTGCTCTCATTATTTCATATTTCTCACCTGTTTTTATTTTTGCATCAGAAAAAAATGCATCCATCTGTGATTTTAATGCATTTTTCCAAAAACCTTTTCGATTATACAAAAACTCAACTACTTTTGGTATTCTTGAAATAAAGGCGGGATCATTATTAACAAGTTTTACCATTGATGTAATACCAAACTTATTCGTAAAATCTGTTAAATCAGAAAGTGTTTTTATTTGACCCCATAAAGAAGCACGATACTCCTTTTGTTTACTATTTTTGTATATGGCAAAGTAATAGCAAAACAATGCCTCACTTAATACTTCAACATCTTTATTACTAATCGCCACTTTACTTCTACTTTTTGAAGTATTTATTTATTATGTCTATCTGATCTTGATACTTCGCAATCATATCTAATTCTCCTTCGATTGCTTCAACAATATTTGAATGTTCACCAATACCCACAGGATTTGCAAGATATACTTCAATGTTTGCTTTATGTTTAGCAATGTCACCTTGCGCATGCGCTAAGAGTGCTTTAATTAATTGTTCTCTCATCTGTCTCCTTCCCTACGGTTTTCTGAATAATGAACATCGAAATCTCCACCAGGATATCTCTTCTTTAATTTATCTACATTACCTTCTATTACTTCATCGAGAGTTACATTCAACGCTGCACATGCTTGCATTACATACCACATCACATCACCCAACTCAATAATAAGATGCTCACGATTATCATGATTCCAAGGTTTACCTTGGAAAACCATTTTCTTAACGATCTC